GCTTGGAAGGAAGAATCACCAGTTACCGTAAGGGTATTGAGGTTAGTATTTCCACTAACCCCAAGGTTCCCGGTAATGGTAATGTTGTTGTAGGTTGGATCCTCACCTACGTTTATATAATACTGATCAAGGTAATCCCTAAAACCACTAAAAGTTATTTTTTTGTTCCTTAAAGCAGGATCAACTTCAAAAACGTGAACCAGGGTCAGAAGATCTGCATTAGCAATATCTACCGATTCAATCGTCGGAAATTGTGAGATCTTTCTGTTTGCCACCTAATTATAAAGTCGAATCCTATCTGATATTATAGGACTGCTTATTTCTCACGAATTTCAATTCGAGGGAGAACATCACTAACAAATCCCCAAAGTGCTTGGGTACCAACAACCAATCCGCAAGATAAAGCAAAAATTACCAAAATTTCTGCCAAGGTTAAATTGCGTCTTACATAAACAACCTTAGCTTGCGGTTGTACATATGATTGTTGAACAGGCTCAGGAGGTTGTACTGGAACCTGTGGCTGCACTTGAGATTGTTGTTTAACTTGCTGAATAGCTTGCTCCAGGGCAATACGACGCATTTCTTGAAAATCTGGCATGGGAGGTTGGGCCGGATTTTGAGTATTCATAGCTGCTTCGTATTCAGCTGGGTTGGCAAAACGAGGCCCTTCTGGATTACTAAAGTAATTATTTTCCTGCGGAACTTCGCCAGGAGATACATATTGTTTACTGGAAGGGACTTGATCTTCCATTACTCTCGCGTTATTGTTCTTTGAAAGTGTAGCATTAATCAAAAGGTTTCTGTTATGGGTAAATCCGAGAATTCAATTGTTAAATCATTAGGTTCTATTACCGCTGAATTACGAGGAATTCGTAACATTTTATCTTCAATGTGGCATAGTCGTTATCAAAACGATGAAACCGATTTGGTTTCTCCAGAGGTTTATTCTGATGAGTATATTTCCACAGAGGAATGTGCTCGTCGTTTAAACGTAACAGACCAAACGATTCGTAATTGGATTCTTCAAGGCAAGAAAAAGAAGGATTTTGGCTGGCAGCAAGGAGTTCATTACATCGTAATGCCTGTAGGAACGCATAAAAAAATGATTCGTATCCCCTGGAACCAACTTATTTTGTCTTATCGGAAAGGAGAAGATGTTACGCTTAGAACATTTGATCCTGTTACAACTGCAGATCTATATAAAAGTGACTCCCGTCGCCAGTTAGATCATGTGCCGGATCCTTCTGTACCCGATGTAGATGAAGAAGATGGCTCACAGATTTGATAATATCAACATAGCTGAGCTTACGTTTGACAACTATAAAGATAAGTTGCCAGATAATTTAGCCAAACAGGTTGAGAGTTTCTTGCCTCCGCAAGGATCTTTTGATGAAATCATCATGCGTAGATACGTCCAATCAATACGTGATTTTGAATTGGAAGATCCTAATAGCAGCATGACGCTAGCAAATCGTTTGCGTTTGGCTTTTCAAGACATGCAACCTGAAACAATTTGTAGCCGTTTTCCTAATGCAGATCTGCCTCTAAAGCGTCGGCTTCGCTGTGTTGCTGAGTATTTAATTCGATCAGGTGAGTTCGATAAAGTAAAAGATGAAAATGGCAAACTAATTAAGAAGCGTGGTATCTTAGGAAAAATGGTTGTGATTTATCAACCATTGCCCAAGATGCTCTTGGTCTTACAAAAACAAAAGCTTTTAAAAAATGGATAGACGAGAAAAACTGCTTGCTTCTGTTTGTGGCGAAGACTTTGATGGCAATAGCGCACGGTATGCAGACGCAACCATCAAGTTAATCTTGGGCGATATGGGTAAAGAATATGTGAAGTTTTGGGAACTTGAAGGCCCCGGTGCTATGTGTTTCCAACCCAATAACTCAGAACGTTCCATGTTCTGGTTGACGTTAGAAGAATTGCATTCAGCCAAGGAACAAGCCGAGTCTAATAATGAAGGTGATCTTGCAGAATCTTTCCGACGTATTTTAGATTCTGTTCAGAAAATCGACCCAACTGCTGGTGCTGGTTACATTTTAAACGATCACCAGGGCATGCGTTACTTCTATATTGATTACAACAAAGAATCTGAGTAATGGGTTTAAAGCGCGGTAATGTTCGCTCAGAAGAATTTGAGTGGATTTCCAATCGTGATTTGGTTGACTCTGCCCATCTCCTTATGGGTAAAATTGATCTCGATCCAGCTAGCTCTGCATTTGCTAACGAGTACGTCGGAGCAGACCATTACTACACACCAAAAGAAGATGGTTTAAATGAAGAGAAATGGTTTGGAAACGTTTATCTCTTCCCTCCAAGCCAATCTTATTTTTGGCATAAACGTAGTCAACGCTGGAAAACAACCCGTGGTTTATCACCGACTTTAACCTCAGGGCATGCTCTGTGGTGGCGTACTTTAAAAAGAAAATGGTTAGAAGGAGAGATTGAGCAAGGTCTTTACTTCTCAAACTTTATTGATATGACCATGTATTGCCAGGATATTTTTGATCATCCTGTATGCATTATGAAGATTCGACCTACTTTAATTCGCCATTACTATGCTGACGATAAAATTTTGTCGCGTAATACTGGTTCTAGTTTAATTGTCTACCTGCAACCTAGAGATAATGTTGATACTGCAACTCAAGAATTTGTGGACATTTATTCTGAAAAGGGACGCATTTTGGTGTAGATTATTCTCACTGGCTAGAAGCTATGTCTGTCCTCAGCGATAAAGAAATCCGTCAATTTGCTGAAAAAGGGATGATTACTCCCTTTCAGCCTTCTTTAATTAATAAAGAAAACGACATTCCAATCCTTAGCTATGGACTTAGTTCCTATGGTTATGACATTCGTTTGTCACCTAACCAGTGTCTTTTATTCGGTGGTGTCCAGCACGGAATGTGTGATGCCAAAAATTTTGATCCTCAAATTTTAAAGGAAACTGAATTACATGAAGACGAGCGCGGAAGCTATTTCATTATCCCTCCTTTTGGCTATTGCCTTGGCGTTGCTGTTGAACATTTGGCTTTACCCAGAGACGTTACGGTGGTTGCTGTAGGCAAGAGTACATATGCTCGTGCTGGAATTATGGCAAACATTACTCCAGCAGAAGCTGGATGGGAAGGTCATTTAACACTGGAGATTAGTAACTGTACTCCTTTATTTAATAAGATCTACGCCAACGAAGGTATCTGTCAGCTGCTCTTTTACCAGGGGGAACCTTGTGAAGTTGACTACCAAATGCGCAAAGGAAAGTATCAAAAACAACCGTATGAAGTAGTCTTATCTAAGGTCTAAGAAAACGATGTAAATGGATAATACAACCGATTCGTTGACGGTTGTGGTTTGTTTGCATAGTTCGTGGCACCAGCTTTGCCAAAAGGATCTCCTTCAATAAAAGCTGGTGTTTGTCCTTGCCGATTTGTATATGGCTGATCGTAATTCATCTTCTGGCGAAACTTTCCAGCTGATCTCTTTGCTCTCAAGAACTTTTCAACACGATCTTGCTGCCTTACGTTGCGAGTGTCCCCAGCATACGCGGTGCTCCTTTCTTCGTCCTCTAGGCGACGCATATCCACGTCATAAGCCCTCTCAGGGGTCAGGTCAGTAACGTTATAACCTGAAGTCCCAGGCATTATTTAGCTCATTATTATAGTTGAATTATAATTGAAGTTAATTAATGAAAATAAAGACCCATGGATTTTTTATCCTCTTTTATTCAGGATAGTGATGAGCTAAAACAACGCTTAGCGACTGTGTCTGATTTTGGTCAAGAATTAGATAATGAAAATAATGATGTTCCAGTGTATGATCAATTCAATCGAGGAATTGCAGTGACGCAAGAAACGCGTCCTCGCATGAACTTAGCTATTGATCCTGAGGCACAACCAAGATGCGGAGTAACGGGCACAATTCCAAGCGCGGAACAAGGAATAGCAATGGGGGCAATGCCTCAGCCACGGCAGTTGATGGTGGACATGGGGAACTTTGCACCGGAAGAAATGGAGATGGACGAGGAGACGCAACGGAAACTAAGAGCTGGTTTGAACCGGTAGAAAGCGAAGAAGTAATGGATTGTCCTGGGGGAGTATGTCCTGTCCCCTGGGCAACAAAAGAAGAGCTTAAAGAAGAAAAAGATAAAACATACCAAGAAAAAACTTGGGATATTTATCTTGAAAAACATAAAGAGGTTGTGGATAATGTCAACCATCCGGCCCATTACACTGACGGAAAAATTGAGTGTATTGAAGCCATCGAAGCGCAGCTAACGCCAGAAGAATATAGAGGATACCTAAAGGGATGCATTGCCAAGTATATTTGGCGCGAAAAGCATAAAGGGGGTGTTGAGTCATTGCAAAAAGCTCAGTGGTATTTGACTCAACTAATTAGTCAATCCCTTTGACGCCAGTCGTCAGTTTTTTCTTGACTAAACCATTGTGCAATATCATCGGCACCACTAAATGTGGTCCGATGGTTTGCTGGATCAGGATCTCCAAGATCCATAGCGTTCATAAATCCGTCTAAACTGCCTTCTTTCATTTCAGGATTATGTGCTACACGGCGTGCTTTACGCATCATTTCTCCAGCAGAGCGATTGGCTTTAGCTAATTTTTCTGCCCAAATCATGTCTTGTAGCTGTACTTCTTCTTTATTAGCAATCTTCTTACAAATAAATTCCAAACGAAGGCGATATTCTGTAGACAGCATGCGGTTAACTCTTCTGTTTTGATTATACTTTTAAATCAATCAAAGAAGACATTATCGTCTTCATCTTCCTCATCTTGTCCAGCCATCATGGTTAAAGCAAGCTGAGCTAATTCAATATCACTCGGAATATCAAATTCAAGTTCAATATTTTCTGCTTGCATTAAATCCTTAATAGCTTGAATTTCTAGTAAACGCTGGTGGTACAGGTTTAAAAGAGCGACATACATTTGATCCCAGGTCAACTCTTTAGCTTCCAGCTCTGCTTTACGCATTGCTAACTGTAAGTGCAGCGGTAATTCAAATTCTGTGCTGGATAATGAGTCACCCATACCGTTAGCCTCTATTTCATTCATTCTAATGTATAAAGTTACTTTTGAAATTCAAAGATAGAGCGCAATTCTTCTTCTGATAAATCATAGTTTTCATGCTCATTATCAACGAATTTGTTAGCAAATTCTGACAAAAGATAAGGAC